CTAGCATCAGATGAAATATTATTTAAAATATATAACCCTCTAAACAATAATTACTTTACAATTCTTAAAGATGGAAACTTAATTAAGTATTCTTTGACCTATAATGGAACCACAGAGTTATTATTTACCTCTAGCGCAATTTCTGCTAACAACCTTTTTGCAGTTGGGTTTAACATAAAGACATTGTCAGAAAAATTTGGCAGCAACGTAAGTTCATTTTTTGGAAATCAAAGTTCCTTAAAAATGTACGTGTGTGGAGACGATTCTGGAGAGTTTACTTTTACTGGAAGACTTTATTCTGTAGGGTTATCTACAACCTTAAACTCTACAAAAATAGTAGATTATGTTGATAGTAACGGATTTATTGAATTAGACAAAGGGCAAGAATTAATTGATCACACTGCCAGTTACACAATACTTCCATCAGAGGCATATGAAAAATATTTCTTAGACATAGGTGTTGCTGGGTATTGGCAAGACTATCTTCCGCTTTCTTATTTTGCTCAATTTGTAAAGAATAGCAGTGGACAAGAATTTTACGAAATAGACTTTTTACAATTTAACCTGGGATATCCAACAACAACCACTTTAGAGCAGGAATCTGGGGCATCGTCTTATTATTATAATACAGACGGGGCACAAATAAAAAGTTATGTAACATTTCAATATGTTGCAGATGGGGCTAATATTCCTACTTCTTTTGCTAATGAAGAAGCGCCAGACGAATACAAAGTTCTTGACTTAAATAATTATGAAGATTGGGAAACTACAAGGTTTGAGGTATTAAATAACACATTGATTTATCCAATTAAGTCGGTAGATTTTAATCAACTTGCAATTGTCTATAGCCTTGAGTTTAACAGTCGTGGAGTTTTAACAAAACCTATTTTATTAAATAAATTACAACTAGCATCTCAAGCATTTAATGACAACTCTTTTAATCCTGTGGGAACTAGGTTTGGAGTAGACCTGTTTCCATATAAAAAGAATGGAATTTATTTTGACTATAAGTCTAAAAACCCATTTAGCATATACAAAGAAAGCACCCCATACCTATATCTAACAAAAACATCTGGAATTGAAGTTCGTGGTGAAATCAACATTTTAGAAAATCGTGGACTAACTCTACCAATCAATAAAGAGTTGGCAACAGACTATAAAGTAAGCGCTATGCAGTTATGGCTAAGATATGATCAAGACGCATTTCCAGCAACAGCAACAGAGATTTTTGAAATTAATCACAAAAGCGGAACTCTTAAGTTTTACCTACAGGCAAACAGCGCAGACCTAGATAGAGGCAGAGTGTTTGTTTTAAATCAAAACGGTGTTCCTTATAATGGTGTTGGATTTTATTTAAATGGAAGTCTGGTAAGAGAGCCAGTATTATCTCTTAAGGAATGGTCTTCAATAGGTATAGCATTTTTAACTTCCCTTGTTTATAACTCATATCTTGGAAGTATAAATTTGACGGGACCAATATTATTTAATAACATTGCCTATTATCAGGCAAACAGCCTACAAGAGGTTGAAAGTAGAACATTCAGGCCGTGGTTCCAGGTATTAACAGACGGCATTACAACAAATGACTGGCAGTTCTGGTTTAATAACTTTACTTGGGACGGCATGTTAGTAATAGGATCATCAGAGTTCTATGGTATTAATCCATCAGATATTTATAAAACATATATAGGAACAAATAAGATAATCGTTGATGACGGAGAAGGCTTAGTCTATCAACCTGAAAAATTAAATGTGTATGCAGATACTGAATGGTCAACGAACGTCTCCACACCCGTATAGTCTGATATACTTATGGTTATGGAATCTTTAATTAACCCAAAAACTGGTAAACCTTATGTTAAAAATGTACGTCGTCAGGTAATAGATAAGCATTATGACTGGGGTCTTTACGTATATAAGACATCTACTGGTAAATGGTTTACAGACGAAGAAGGCTCAGTTTTAAATATACCGTCCGACCGTGGGGATCTTTCAAAAATTGCAGAATTAAAAAAGGTTGCAATACACCACGGAGATGATGGACTTGGTAAAGCAGTGTTTGTTCCAGGATTAACTCAGGTTAGTGAAGAAGAGTATTCCGAACAAAAAGCAAGATTAAAAGAAGGATTAATTCCTTCAATGAATGACTTAGGTGCTTGGCATGCAGCACAACAAACATTAGAAAAGCATGGAAGAGGGGCAATGGATGAGTGAAGAACAGTATATCCGTGCAAGTCTTAATACAGAAGAAAAAGAAGACAATATTTTTAAATCACACGATCCCTTTAATAAAAGTTGGGACGTTTTAAAAGATTACGTTGGGCTTGACCAAAACTTTCGTCGTAGAACAACACGCAATTTAACAAAGTATGCTGCCCCAGAATTTAACGCTGCCTACTTGGATGCAGCAAACGCAACACCATCTGGAGTGAATGCTGGATCAAAGCAAATCAATCCTGGCACGGTATACAGAAATGGTTACGGACTATTTGACGTAATAACTCCTCCATATAACATGTATGAGTTAGCCAACTTCTATGACACATCATTTGCTAATCATGCTGCTATTGATGCTAAGGTAGAAAACGTTGTAGGTTTGGGATATCGTTTTGATATTTCAGATAGAACGCTGTTAAGGTTTGAAATGAATGAAGATGCAAGTGCGGTAGACCGTGCTCGTAATCGTATTGAAAGAGCCAAGATTCAACTACGTGATTGGCTAGAAAATTTAAATGATGATGATAGTTTTACAAAAACAATGGAAAAGGTTTACACAGACCTTCAGGCAACAGGTAATGGATTTATTGAAGTAGGTAGAACAACTGCTGGAGAGATTGGTTATGTTGGACATATTCCAGCAACTACCGTTCGTATACGACGCTTGCGTGATGGTTTTGTGCAGATTATTGGTCAAAAGGTGGTTTACTTCAGAAACTTTGGGGCAAAGAATGCAAATCCTATGGGAACAGATCCACGTCCCAATGAGATTATTCATTTAAAAGAATACTCACCTTTAAACACATTCTATGGTATTCCAGATATTATTGCAGCAATGCCATCCCTTATCGGAGATCAACTTGCATCTCAATATAATATTGACTACTTTGAAAACAAGGCTGTTCCAAGATACGTTGTAACCTTAAAGGGTGCAAAACTTTCAGGTGATGCTGAAGATAAAATGTTTAGATTCTTACAAACTGGACTTAAGGCTCAGTCACATAGAACTCTTTATATCCCGCTTCCTGGAGATACAGAGGGAAATAAGGTTGAGTTTAAGATGGAGCCAATTGAAAACGGTATTCAAGATGGCTCATTTAAAGAGTATCGTAAACAAAACCGTGATGATATTCTGATTGCTCATCAAGTTCCTATTTCAAAACTAGGTGGTGCAGATTCTGCAGGTATTGCAGCAGCACTTTCTCAAGACCGTACATTTAAAGAGCAGGTATCTCGTCCAGCACAAAGACATTTAGAAAAGGTTGTAAACAAGATTATCAGAGAAAAGACAGACATTCTTGAACTTAAGTTTAACGAACTAACTTTGACTGATGAAATTGCACAATCTCAAATTCTTGAAAGATATGTAAAGACTCAGGTCATGACTCCAAATGAGGCTCGTGAAGCGTTAGACTTGCCACTAAGAGCAGATGGAGATCAACCATTTGTCATGTCTCCAAGACAAGCAACTGATGCTAGAGCAAATTTGGCAGGGGATCGTCAAAGAGATTCAGAAAGAACAAATAACAATTCTGATTCACCAACTACAATATCTGGACGCAATGCACAGGGTGAAGGTAGATCGTCTCAATAGTTGAGAAACTTCTTTAAAGCGGTGCTATAATTATAACGTTATGTTAACAAATAAGGCTCATTGGGAAACTAAAGGTGACAATGTTCGCCTTTCAATGCCCATCGGAAAGATAGACGTTGAACGCCGTATGGTGTCTGGTTTTGCAACCCTTGATAACGTTGACCGTCAAAATGACATTGTAACAACAGAATCTAGTATAACTGCTTTTAAAAATTTCCGTGGCAACTTACGTGAAATGCACCAACCAAGTGCTGTTGGCAAAATTGTTTCTTTTAAAGAAGACAAGTATTTTGATCCAAGTACTAAAAAGTTTTATAGCGGAGTTTATGTTTCTGCTTATGTTTCAAAGGGTGCACAAAATGCATGGGAAAAAGTTTTAGACGGAACCTACACTGGTTTTTCAATTGGTGGAAACATCAAAGAGTGGGATGACGCTTACGATGAGAAAATAGACAAAACAATTCGTGTAATTAAAACTTATGAATTGTCAGAACTTTCTCTTGTAGATAATCCAGCAAATCAATTTGCAAACATAGTTTCTATTGAAAAAATTAATGGACAAAACGTAGTTGATGGATATCTATCAAAAACAGAAATTGAAAATGTATTTTGGGATTCAGAAAACGGTATTGTTATGGTATCTGATTCTGACTCTGCAACAAGTCCAGTAAATGGTAACGTAATGCAGAATATTGGCTTTATAGAAAAAAATGATAAAGATACTGAAAAACTAATAAAATTCTTAGTTGATAGTGCTAAAGGCATTAATACAATTAAGATTACTAAGGAGGTAAATCCAATGACAGAATCAACAAACGCAGTTCTAGAAACTGCAGTTGAAAATGCAGAGGTTGCTCCAGAGGCACAAGCAGCAGAGGTAGTGGCAGAAGCAACAGCAATCGTTGCAGATGTAGCAGAAACCCCTGCAGTCGTTGAAGAGGCACCAGCAGTTGAAGAACTTGCTCTTGCTAAATCAGATGACGCTAGTGCAGAATCTTCTGTTGCAAAAGCAGCAGTTGAAGTAGAGAACGCAGTGGAAAAATCCGCTACAGATGTTAAAGAAGAAGTTGCTAAGGCAGTTTCAGAAATTAATAATTCTCTTACTAATGCCTTTGGCGATCTTGCTGCAACAATCAAATCTCTTAACGAGAAGGTAACAGCAGTAACAAAATCTCTTGAAACGGTAACATCTGATGTTAACGGAATTAAGAGCAACTTTAACGAGTTTGGCAAGCGAGTAGATCTTGTAGAACAAGATACCGCTTTCCGCAAGTCTGGCGATCTAGGCGAGATCGTACAGGAATCACCACAAGTGATTCATAAATCCCTATGGGGCGGTCGTTTCCTCACAAATGCCGACCTATTTAACTAAGGTAAAAAATCACTAGGAGGTGAAAAATAATGTCGGAACAAAACACAAACATAGAAAAAAACTATCCAGGTGCAGGAGATGGCTCAGAAATTAACTCTGCTGGCTCATTAGTATCTGGTGGTGTTGGTAGTGCAACTGGTCTGAATGCTGCAGGATCATCTGTAGGTTCACAACTTGGTAACACTGCTACTGCAGGATTCGGTGTAACAACTGGAGATAACGCAGTCAATCCAACTGGCAACGCAGGAGGTATT